TTTTAATTTTTTCATCATTTAGAGATACTGTTATAGATTTATCAGTAATTCCAGCAATATCATAAATCCTACGATACATTAATTTAATCATATCATCTGAATATTTCTCTAATTCAAATCTTTTAAAGTCACATTTCCAAGTAATTTTAGTATACGGTTTTCCTTGACATTTCTTAATAATAGGTTCATTACATTTAGTCATATTATTTTCCCAGGTTTGGGCATATTTTAACTTATTAATATGATCAACAGTTTCTATAGTAAATTCTTGTGAAAAGATATTTGCAAGTTTTGCTCCATATCCATTTTTACCACCAACAATTCTTTTTTCATCTTTTTTATAGTTAGATGATGTTAAAAGTTCACCAAAGATTAATTGAGGAATATATATTTTTTCTTTTTCATGTTTTTTTATAGTAATACCATTTCCATCATTTAATACAGTTATTGAATTATCTTCATTAAAGTTAATTTTAATTTGAGATACTTGGATAATATTAGGGTCTTCATCACTTTTACCTTGTAATCTAACAATTTGATCTCTCGCATTTACAAGAATCTCATTAAAGATATTCAATAATGCCGGGATATATTCAATTTCTTTAAACACGATTTTATTATCGTTTAAGATGGGCAGAACTTCATTAATTTTATCGATACCTCCGACATATGTATCAGGGGTGTCATAGATATGTTGTCTGAGTTCTTTCTTTTCATATTGTTCTGCCATTTTATAAATATATAGTTGATTTTTTTAAATATTAAATTATTTTTCAAATTTATATTTTATATTTAATCAATTAATTAATTTTTTATTTTTTTAATTAATTAATTTCTCCAAAATTTTTTTCTATGTTATATTATAAAAACAAAAAATGGGAGGAGGATTAATGCAATTAGTAGCTTATGGTGCACAAGATATTTACCTTACTGGTAACCCGCAAATTACTTTCTTTAAAGTTGTCTATCGCAGACACACTAACTTCTCTATGGAAGCTATTGAACAAACTTGGAATGGGACTTCGGCAGCTTCAGATGGTCGATGCACTGCCACCATTTCTCGCAATGGCGATTTAGTCCACAGAATGTATTTAGAATTAACTACAGGAGACACCGTCCTCGCTGAGGGGGGTAACTTTGGTGCCTCATGTATTACAGATGTTGAATTAGAAATTGGTGGTCAAAAGATTGATAAACAAAGTGGTTTATGGATGGAAACATGGGCTGAATTAACTGAACCTAATCCTACAGGCGCTTGTGGTAAAGCCAAGACCGGGAAAGTCATAGGTGGAACTTTGTTTCAAAAAATGAGTTTAATGGGTGGAGTAATAGATGGTGCCAGCTCTGGCACGGATATGGATAAGTTATTTGTTCCATTACAATTCTGGTTCTGTAAAAATCCTGGTCTAGCATTACCTTTAATTGCTCTTCAGTATCATGAAGTTAAAGTTGTCCTTAATCATACTATCGCATCAACGTTAGCCGCGACCGGACACAAGCAGGATAATAAATTATGGTGTGATTATATATACCTTGATACCGATGAACGTCGTCGTTTTGCTCAGGTATCTCATGAATACCTTATTGAACAGGTTCAAGAACAATCATTAACTGATGGTACCGGTGATCTTAATTTTAATCATCCCGTTAAAGAATTAGTGTGGTGTGCTTCAGCGAAAGTAAGTGGCACGGTGGCTCCGACATCAATAGCAATTGGAACAGAGACCCAGACGTATTTACTTAAATTAAACGGTCATGATCGTTTTTCTGCCCGTGACTGGAGATATTTTTCTAGAACACAAGTATGGCAACATCATTCGGGAGCAGGCGGATTGACTTCGGTGACTTCAGATGGAGACCTTGGTCTCGATGGACAATTCGATGACTCTATTGGGGTCTATTCATTTGCCCTCAAACCAGAAGAACACCAACCAAGTGGAACATGTAACTTCTCAAGAATTGATAACGCCAGACTAGAGGCATCCGCCCCCAGAAGCGGTATAAATAAAATCTTCGCCGTCAACTACAACGTCCTCCGTATCATGTCCGGTATGGGTGGATTAGCATACAGTAACTAAATAATTATTAAATAATATAATCTATTCTATAGATCTTAAATAATTAATATATTTTTCTAAATATTATAGTCATTTTTAAAAGAATTTAATTAATTTAAATTAATTAAATAATTTCTCTAAAATTTTTTTCTATGTTATATTATAAAAACAAAAATGGGAGGAGGATTAATGCAATTAGTAGCTTATGGCGCACAAGATATTTACCTTACTGGTAACCCACAAATTACTTTCTTTAAAGTTGTCTACCGCAGACACACTAACTTCTCTATGGAGGCTATTGAGCAAACCTGGAATGGTACCTCTGATGGGGCGAATGGTCGTTGCACCGCCACTATTTCCCGTAACGGTGATTTAGTTCACAGAATGTATTTGGAAATTACAAATACGTGTGCGGCAACTTTTAATAACCCTTCCTCTGCAGCGATTACCTCTATTGAATTAGAAATTGGTGGTCAAAAAATAGATAAACAATCAGGGAGATGGATGGAAGTTTGGGCTGAATTAACTGAACCTAATCCTACAGGTGTTCATGGCGCCGCTGGTGGTGTGAACGGGACCCTTTTTCAAAATATGAGTGGTATGGGTGGTGTACAGGCATCTAGTAATTCTGTACCATTTTTCATACCTTTACAATTTTGGTTTTGCCGTAATCCGGGACTTGCTTTACCTTTAATTGCCCTTCAATATCATGAAGTTAAAATTATTCTTGAACATAATATGTTTGCTGCTCTCACTGCTACTAAGAATAGATTATGGGCTGACTATATATATCTTGACACTGATGAACGTAGACGTTTTGCTCAAGTATCACACGAATATTTAATCGAGCAAGTTCAAGAACAAACAGTCGGTAAAGTTATAAGTACAGATTTAAATTTTAATCATCCAGTAAAAGAACTCATATGGACTGCTGCTACTGATGGGGCGGATGGTATTGCTGGAGCGGCTGCTTATACTACACTTATTCAACCAATGAGTACCGGTACAGTTCTACTAAAATTAAATGGTCATGATCGCTTTGCCGCTCGTGATAGTAGATATTTCTCCAGAACTCAAGTATGGCAACACCACACAGGAGCAGGAGGTCTTGATTCGGGTACTGGTGCGGGGGACGGAGCGTTTAATGATTCCATTGGTGTTTACTCATTTGCTCTTAAACCAGAAGAACATCAACCATCTGGAACTTGTAATTTTTCCCGCATTGATAACGCTCAATTAGTATTTGGTGCAGCACTAGTTTCATCAAATTGTAGTATTTTCGCCGTCAACTACAATGTCCTCCGTATCATGAGTGGTATGGGTGGTTTAGCATACAGTAACTAAATAAATAATCTATTTCTATAGATTTTAAATAATTAATATATTTTTCTAAATATTATAGTCATTTTTAAAAGAATTTAATTAATTTCTCCAAAATTTTTTTCTATGTTATATTATAAAAACAAAACAATGGGAGGAGGGTTAATGCAATTAGTAGCTTATGGCGCACAAGATATTTACCTTACTGGTAACCCACAAATTACTTTCTTTAAAGTTGTCTACCGCAGACACACTAACTTCTCTATGGAGTCTATTGAACAAACCTGGAATGGGACACAAGATAGCAATGGTCGTTGTACCGCCACTATTTCTAGAAATGGTGATTTAGTTCACAGAATGTATTTGGAAATTACCGAAGCGGCCGGCGGAAGCGTCCGGAACATGGACAATCCGGGCGCTTCATGGATTACAGATGTTGAATTAGAAATTGGTGGTCAAAAGATTGATAAACATACTGGTTTATGGATGGAAACATGGGCTGAATTAACTGAACCTAATCCTACAGGGACTGTTTCAAACGCCGCGGGCGAAACCGCAACATCATTTCAAAAAATGAGCGGTATGGGTGGTGTAAATGTAACCTCGGGCGACGGCACCGGATTCACAAAAGTTTTTGTCCCATTACAATTTTGGTTCTGTCGTAATCCAGGTCTGGCATTACCCCTAATCGCCCTTCAGTACCATGAAGTTAAAATTATTCTTAATCATACAATAACTTTGTCCTGGGCGACTGGGAAAAACTCATTATGGGCTGATTACATCTATCTCGATACCGATGAACGTCGAAGATTCGCCCAGGTTTCCCATGAATATTTAATTGAACAGGTTCAAGAACAGACTGTGACAGTAGCCGTCACCGGCGGGAACACTGATCTCAATTTCAACCATCCTGTAAAAGAATTGATATGGACAGTAAAAAAATCGAAAGTTGGGGTCGATGTCACTGCGAACACCGGTGTTCATGGCAGCGCAGCAAACGTAACATTTGGACTTAAACTAAATGGACACGATCGTTTTGCTGTTCGTGATTTCAGATATTTCACCAGAACTCAAGTATGGCAACATCACTCTGGTCCGGGTGGAATCACTCCGGCCAACTCCGGAGGTCCGGGAAAATTCGATGACTCTATTGCTGTTTATTCGTTTGCCCTTAAACCTGAAGAACATCAACCATCTGGTACGTGCAACTTCTCTCGCATTGATAATGCTCAATTAGTTTCTACTGGAACAGCAGTCAATGTTGACACAATCTTCGCCGTCAACTACAATGTCCTCCGTATCATGTCTGGTATGGGCGGTTTAGCATACAGTAACTAAATAAATAATAATTTTTCTAAATATTATAGTCTTTTTTAAAAGAATTTAATTTTCTTTTTTTTTTTTTCTATGTTATATTATAAAAAACTGGATGGGAGGGGGGGTAATGCAATTAGTAGCTTATGGCGCCCAAGATATTTACCTTACTGGAAACCCACAAATTACTTTCTTTAAAGTTGTATATCGCAAACACACTAACTTCTCTATGGAATCCATTAAACAAACTTTCAGTGGGACTGCTCACTTTGGTAATGAAGTTGTTGCCACAATCTCCAGAAATGGTGATTTAGTTGGCAAAATGTATTTGGAGCATGTTGTTAAATTGGTGGCGGCAAGTGCAGCCGCCCACCAGTATATTAATATCTGCCCGAATTATGGATCTAATTTAATTAAGGAATGTGAAATAGAAATTGGTGGTCAGAGTATTGATAAACATTATAGTCACTGGCACTCAGTTTATTCCCAATTAACTGAATTTAATCCATCAGGAGCTCAATCTAATGGTTACGACCTTGTTGATGTCGATTCACACTACGGCGCCTTCACCACATTCGGGGGCCTCGAGGAAGGGTCCGCTGTGAAATCAACCTTATTTAATACTATGTCTGGCAATGGCGGTCCTGTTTCTACGGGTTTAAACGCCGGTCCTGGCGAGGCAGGGATGCGGACTATGGGTTCGTGGACTATCAATGCTCAAGCTGGGGCCATCGCGGACGTCGCAAGTGCAACAATATTTATTCCTTTATATTTTTGGTTTTGCCGTAGTCCCGGTCTAGCGCTGCCTTTAATCGCTCTTCAATATCATGAAGTTAAAGTTAAAATGACATTCGACGATAAAATAAACCTATTTAACAATACAGTTGAGGGCGATAGTAATAACGTCATGAACGCCCCGTTCACAGATGCTAATGATACGGTCGGCGATGCGCAGAGCGTCGTGGTTCCCGGCCTCACCAACCACACGGTATCAGACATTAATGACGGGCTTATAACTCAGGATTTTAATTTATGGTGTGATTATATTTACCTAGACACAGAGGAAAGACGTCGTTTCGCTCAAGTATCGCACGAATATTTAATCGAACAAGTACAATTCCAAAGTTTTGATAATAGGGGCACTTTAGATTTAAATTTTAACCACCCTGTTAAAGAATTAATATGGACCAGAACACCATCTTCTATATTTACCGCCCCCGGTGACGACCTGGGAATCGGCCCCGCCCGCCGTGAGCTCCTCCTCAAAAGGCTCCCCGAAACAATGTCAGGAAATTTCCAGTTAAAACTGAATGGTCATGACCGCTTCCAAGAAAGAGATACTAAATACTTCACAAGAACTCAAGTATGGCAACACCACACTGGATATGGTTCAACAATTAATTCTGATGCCATTGCTGTTTATTCATTTGCCCTTAAACCTGAGGAACACCAACCCTCTGGCACCTGTAATTTCTCAAGAATTGATAGCGCCCAATTAACTGCTACCAATGCGGCAGCTTATAACGTTTACGCCGTCAACTACAACGTCCTCCGTATCATGTCTGGTATGGGTGGTTTAGCTTACAGTAATTAAATAAATAAACTAAAAATTTTAACATATTTTATAAAAAAATAAATAAAAAATAAAAAAAGAATTTAGTTTCCCCAAAATTTTTTTCTATGTTATATTATAAAAACAAAAATGGGAGGAGGATTAATGCAATTAGTAGCTTATGGCGCACAAGATATTTACCTTACTGGTAACCCGCAAATTACTTTCTTCAAAGTCGTCTATCGCAGACACACTAACTTCTCCATGGAATCTATTGTTCAAACATTCTCTGGTACTGCTGGCTTCGGTGGTGAAGTTGTTGCCACAATCTCCAGAAATGGTGATTTAGTTGGCAGAATGTATTTGGAACACGCCGCTAATTTTACAAGCGTGGATCCAGACAATGACGACCAGATTGGATTAGTTGAAAGATATGGTGATTCATTAATCAAAGAATGTGAAATTGAAATTGGTGGTCAAAAAATTGATAAACATACTTCCATGTGGAATCGTGTTTATTCTGATTTAACTGAATTTAATCCAAGTGGTCATTTCGGGGGGAATTTGGATCCTACAGCTGTACTCGTCGGATCGAATTCGGATGGAACTTTATATCAAAAAATGAGCGGGAATGGGTACGGATTTAATACTTCTACATATCACAATACTGATAGTGGTTTTGGGGCCGCTAATGGGGTTTTTAATGGATTCGATTATACTAAAGGTGTGTCATCGTCAGCGTCAGCTAAAATTGATATTGGGAGAATATTTTTACCATTAAATTTCTGGTTTTGCCGCAATCCTGGTCTCGCATTACCGTTAATTGCCCTTCAATACCATGAAGTCAAGGTTAAAATGACTTTTGAAACAATTGCTAATTTGGGGAGGTATGATGGATCCGCCAATAATGAATTTACCGCTAACGCTATCCCCATGCCCATAGGTACTAGTACAGGTAAGGTCAAATTGGATGGAAAAGAATTTAATTTATATTGTGATTATATCTATCTAGATACTGATGAAAGACGTAGATTCGCCCAGGTATCTCACGAATATTTAATTGAACAATTACAGTATTCGGAAAGTATTATTAATTCAGCATCACCATCAATTGATCTTAATTTCAATCACCCAGTTAAGGAATTAGTCTGGACTATGAGAAATGAAACTGTTGGTACCGATAAAGGGAGATGCCAACCGCTGGGCGCAGCTGGAACTGCTCAGGGAGATACAACTGCTAGTCCTGTTTCTCTGGATACTATGGAAGGTACTTGGCAATTGAAACTGAATGGACATGATCGTTTTAAAGAAAGAGATAATAAATATTTCACTAGAACTCAAGTATGGCAACATCACACTGGATATGGTGCTGTACCAACATTTGGCGTAACTAACTCTGATTTAGATACAGATGCGGCTGCCCCTATGGGTTCAGACGCTATTGCTGTTTATTCCTTTGCTCTTAAACCTGAAGAACATCAACCTTCGGGTACTTGTAATTTCTCAAGAATTGATAACGCACAATTGGTTGGATCGGGTCTGAAAGTTGCGGTCCGGGGTACGCCCACACTCATTGCAAAGGACACTTCAGGACCCACCAACACAGTTAAACTAACAATCTTCGCCGTCAACTACAATGTCCTCCGTATCATGAGTGGTATGGGTGGTTTAGCTTATTCTAACTAAGTAATTTATATTTAATATATTTTTATTCATTTAACAATTCTTTTAAAAGAATTTAAATTAATTAAATTAATTTCTTTAAAATTTTTTTCTATGTTATATTATAAAAACAAAAAATGGGAGGAGGATTAATGCAATTAGTAGCTTATGGCGCACAAGATATTTACCTTACTGGTAACCCACAAATTACTTTCTTCAAAGTCGTCTACCGCAGACACACTAACTTCTCTATGGAATCTATTGTCCAAACATTCAGTGGTTCTGCTGATTTCGGTTCTGATGTTGTTGCCACAATCTCCAGAAATGGTGATTTAGTTCACAGAATGTATTTGGAGCATGATGTAAGTTTAAAAACCGTAAACAATAACGAAACCTTAGCAATCGGTTGTGATTATGGAAGTCATGTAATGAAAGAATGCGAATTAGAAATTGGCGGTCAAAGAATTGATAAGCATTATGGTCACTGGCATTCTGTTTATTCACAGTTAACAGAATTTAATCCAACTGGCTCTCAGAGTACCTTATTTAATCTTATGAGTGGAAATGGAACTGGAGTGGATACAGAAGTTGCAGCAACTCCCGAAGCGAATGGTTTTACCACGACTTCCAATGATGGTGGTAAAGATACTGCTATTGCTAAACTGTTTGTCCCTTTATATTTCTGGTTTTGTCGTAATCCTGGTTTAGCATTACCTTTAATCGCTCTACAATACCACGAAGTAAAAGTTAAAATTACTTTTGAAGGGATAGATAAATTAATTGCAATTGATGACGGCTCCACTTTTGCCACAAGTGGTCAAGCTGTGGGTGGGGCTGAGAATGTCACTGATGCAGGAACAGATTTTAAACTATGGTGCGATTATATTTACCTTGATACCGATGAGCGCAGACGCTTTGCTCAAGTTTCACACGAATACCTTATTGAACAAGTTCAGTTTGCATCAGAAGGAACAGGTGGAACTATTGATCTTAATTTTAATCACCCCGTTAAAGAATTAATCTGGTCCGGTCAGCGGAAAGTAGGGTTGTCGCTCGCGACAGCATTATTATTATATGAAAGAGATAAACTCTGTGCTTCTGCTCTTGACGAAACCGCTCTACTCAAATTAAATGGTCATGATCGCTTTAAAGAGAGAGATCTCAGATATTTCACAAGAACTCAAGTATGGCAACACCATACTGGTTATGGTTGTACGCAAACATCGACCGGTAATAATACTGACACAATAGCCGTATACTCTTTCGCCCTTAAACCCGAAGAGCACCAGCCTTCTGGAACCTGTAACTTCTCGCGCATTGACAATGCTCAGTTAGTTCAATCCTTAGCAAAACCTGTAAATGTCTACGCAGTTAACTACAATGTCCTCCGTATCATGTCGGGTATGGGTGGTTTAGCTTACAGTAATTAAATTAAATAAACTAAAAAAATTAAAATATATTTTATAAAAATAAATTAATAAAGATTATTCATAACATTTTGAATCTCTTCATTACTTTTTCTTCTATGTGAAACATTAATAGTTAATTCAGTTAATGTTTTTAAAACTTCTACCTTTTTTTCTTCTGATAAATTTATAGAATCGCCTGATAATGTATATTCATCTAATTTTTTAAAATGGTTATGTTCTCTGAATGTAGGACCACCTTCTCCGATCCATAGTTTTAGAACTTCTACAAATTTTTCAATATCATCTAAGTTCTCATCAACTTCTGTCCCTTCTTTTAATAGATTTTCAACGTGTCTTCTTCTAATTTCATTTCCAGACCATTTGCCCAAAACTTCTACTAAAGTTTTAAGTGAACATAATTGATCAGAAACTACGGGTTCACTACTTTCAACTGGAGTAGTTGTAGGGACTTCAGTAAGAATGTTACGGATATCTGCGGCGACCTGTTCAACTGGACCGGCGGTCTCTTCAGGTGCTTCTTCTTCTACGGGACCGGCGGTCTCTTCAGGTGCTTCTTCTTCTACGGGACCGGCGGTCTCTTCAGGTGCTGCTTCTTCTAC